GGGATACGAGGATGATGCCTTTGTGCAGCAGCTTGTTTATCAAGTCAGAATTTAAGTAATTTAGAACCATTTAGTTTTTATAGTTATGGAAGATACTGGATATATCAATGGTAGTGACCTTTTGCTGAAGGTTGGAGGCAAGGCGGTGGGACATTGCACAAGCCACACCCTTACTTTCAACAGCGAGACAAAAGACCGTGCCGTCAAGCCTGTAGCGAGTGCCGCCAAGAGCAGCGGACTTTGGAAGGGCAAGGGAGTGACTGGTTTGTCTATCTCTATCAGTGCCGAGGGTTTGCGCTTCTATGGCGAAACCGAGAACGGACACGAGCAGATTGCACCACTTTGGGGTAAGGGCGCAAGTGTGGAGGTTGAGGCTTTCAAGCGAGGCGGCGACACGAAACCTTATGTAAAGGGTAACTTTGTTATCGCCTCATTGGAGGAGACAAGCCCGGCGCAGGACGATGCTACTTACAGCGTGTCTTTGGAGAACGACGGCGAGCCTGAGACCTACCCGGGCAAGGATGCGACAGCGACGCAGGCAACCGACACCGACAAGGCAGTGGGCAAGTAACGCCCACATGGAACAAAGGCCATATTGTTTTTAAGATAAATTTTTGATTTGTTGAATTATTAGTTAATTGTTGATTTATGCCAAAGATTGAAATCATGATCAACGGCAAGGCATACCCCTGTAGACAGACTATGGGGGCTATGCTTCGCTTTAAGAAAGAGACCGGCAAGGAGGTGACGGAGTTAGGCAACAGCCTATCGGATATGTGTGCCTATCTGTTTTGTTGCGTGGCGTCAGCCTGTAAGCACGATGGCGTAAAGTTCGATATGTCGCTTATGGACTTTGCCGACAGCCTCACACCCGAAGACCTCAACAAGTGGACGGACACCGTGAACGCCACGGCAGACCAGGCACCCGAGGACACCGACACGGAGGGTGAAAAAAAAAGTTAGGCATCTTCGACATTCTGGGTATAGCCGTTGGCAACATCGGTTTGCCCTACAATGATTTTTGCGCCCTCACACCCGAGGAGTTCAGCCGCATATACAAGGCTTACAGCGAGGAGCGAACGGCGCAGTATCAAGACAGTTGGGAACGTATGCGTATGCTTGCGGCAATAACCATACAGCCGTATGCAAAGAAAGGGCTAACGCCCCACGGACTTCTACCCTTTCCATGGGAGAAGAAAAAGCCGGAGCATACGAAAGAAGCCCCGGCAGTATCTAAGGAAGATGCGTTAAAGCGTTTTGAGGAAGTGTTGGGAAAAGTAGGAAATGGCTAAAGTGCGCCGTAGTACCAAGGTGTATGCCCACCATCCTTATATGGTTTGCGTGAATCATATTGCCCATAAGCTACGAGCATGAACAGAATACTAACCAAAAAGGCAATGCAACCAAGGAACAACAACGAAACGACAACAGCAGCGAAAGAGGCAATAGTGATGTTTCGCCAAAGTTTTCTTTCTTTGGTTTGCCTTTTTGCCGATATGTTTCTGTTTTGTCTCATACTTCTAATCCATTGGGTTACGCCACAAAGATACAAAAAATATTGATTACTTAGTTACTTATACGCTGAAAATATGGCAAAAGAAATAAAGTTTAACATTAAGTTGCTCATTGACGGCAAAGAGCAGTTAGTTACCGCCTCAACATCGGCAAAGGAACTGCGCGACAATCTCGATGCCGCCAAGAGCAGTGCCGCCAAGTTCCGGGAGAAGATGATTACGGTAAACCAGACGGTTGTGGCTTTGCAAAACGCTTCGAGTGCCATAAATGGTTTGCGTGACACGATGGCAGGGCTAACGGCAAGCTACCATGCCGTGCAGCAGGCCAACACACAGCTTACTACCGTGATGCGTCAGCGTATGGAAGCAACCGAGGAGGACATCAAAAAGGTTAATGAGGTTATCGGCGCACAATCCAAGTTGGGTGTTATCGGCGGTACGATACAGAAGACAGGCGCACAGCAGATAGCAACCTTTTTGAAAGAGAAAGGCACGTTGGAGCAGCTGATACCAGCCATGAACGACCTTTTGGCACAGCAGAAAGGTTTGAACGCCACGCAGGAGGATGCAAGAAGTGTGGCAAACCTCATGGGCAAGGCCATGACTGGGCAGACATCGGCGCTAAGGCGTGTGGGTATCACGTTCAGCGAGGCCCAAGAAAACATTATGAAGTACGGCACGGAGCAGCAGCGTGCCGCCATGTTGGCACAGATTATCACCGATAATGTGGGACACATGAACGCCCAACTTGGCAAGACTGATGCAGGACAGCTGAAGCAAACCGAGATGCAGTTTGCAGCCATTAAGGTACAAATCGGTGAATTGGTTTCCAAGTGGTTGCCTAAGATTACATTTGCGGCACAGGCGTTGACTATCGTAAATTCCATGATTTCGTTAGGCAACAGCATAAAGGGCGCAACAATGGTTATCGCCAATTTCGGCATAACGACAAAGGTGGTGAATGCCGTTTGCATAGGTTTCAGAGCATCCGTTGTTGGCTTGACAGCCGTAACGAGAGTGATGCAAGCGGCATTTACCGGGGCGACCATCGGAGCGACCACCCTAAAGGTAGCCATTAAGTCTTTGCTTATTTCTACAGGTGTGGGCGTGGCAGTCTGGGCATTGACGGAAGCAATTTCGTATCTTGCCACTTCATCGGATAAGGCGGCAGGAAGCACCAAGCAACTGACAGCCGAGGAAGAGGCGGCACAAGCTGCAAGACAGCAGGAGGCGCAGCAGAGAACCGAGATTTCGGCGGCAATAGACATCAACATAGCCAAGCTAAAGGCGTTCAAGGGCAGCAAAGAGGAAGAAAAGAAACTTGTTGGCGAGATGAACAATACCTACGGTGATGCTATGGGCTACTATTCCACCGTGGCGCAGTGGTACACGGCACTTGTTGGCAACTCCAAGGCGTACTGTAATCAGATGATTAACGAGATACGCATTAGGGATTTGGCTAACAAGGCGGCGGACTTACAGCAGAAACGGCACGACTTCACCCACGACGACAACGGTAAGACACGCCGTTTCAGCAAAAAGCGCAAGACCCGACAGGTTGCAATAGGGCAAGTGGACGCAGGGGACGGCAAGATTATTCCACAGTATGCAGATGTGGAGGTCAAGGGATCAAGCGACTACGAGAAAGCCAACGCCAAGGTTACAGACCTTTACCGAAAGGAGCAAGTCGTGAGAAAGCAAATGGAAAGTCTGGTAAGGGAAAATACCAAAATCACATACAAGCAGTATGATGGTTACCGCAAGACAGCCCCGACCACACCGACCAAGACCACACCGACCAAGACCACGACACCAAAGACAACTGACAAGAAAGATGAACCGAAAACCCACGTAGAGGAACTACAGGCGCAGTTGGCGGCGGCACAAAAGGAAATGGGCAACGCCATGACCGTAGATGCAAGGGTGAAAGCCGATGCAAAGGTAGCCGACATACAACGGCAGATAGACGAAGCTACAAAGGGTAAGGTATCTATCGGGGCAGAGACAGAACCAACATACATTGTGCAGGGAAGCGATGCCGACAAGCGACAGAGCCGAACCAATGCACAACACAACATAGACCGGATAAGGCAGGACTTTGAAATAGGACTTATCGGCAAGGAAGATGCCGAAAGGCAGATAGCCGACATTAACAAACAGCTTGAAAAGTTGGGCGTTAAGCCGATAGAGGTACATTTCAAAACCTACATCGAGGAACTGCAAGAACAGTTGCACGACGCACAGCAGGAGTTTGAGGAAGCCACCACAATAGATGCAAGGGTGAAAGCCGATGCCAAGATAGCCGACATACAACGGCAGATAGACGAAACTACAAAGGGTAAGGTATCTATCAAGGCAGAGACAGAACCGACATACATCGTGCAGGGAAGTGCAGCCGACAAACGACAGAGCCACAGCAACGCCCAGAATAAGGCAAGCCGCATACAAACCGACTACGAGATAGGAATCATAGGCAAGGACGAGGCACTGAAAGAGATTGAGGAAATAAACCGACAACTCGCAGAAATCGGATTGAAGCCTATAAAGATTGAACTTGACAGCAAGGGTTTTGACAAGGTGTTTGGCGACATCAAAAGCGGTTGGGGAAACATCCAAGGCGTAGGCAACGGCATTCAGGGCATAAGTGATGCGCTGGAGGGCAACGGCGATGCCTGGCAGCAGGTGACGGGACTTATTAACGGCTTCATTTCCATTGCCGAGGGCATACAGGGTATTGTGGAGTTGTTCGGTATGCTCACGGCGGCAACCTCAGCACACGCGGCTGCATCCACTACCGATGCAGCAGCAACGGCAGGAGAAGCGGCAGCAGCAACAGCCAACACGGCAGCCAAGAGCGGTGAAGCGGTAGCAAATGCCACGGCGAGCGGTGCAAAAATGCCGTTCCCTTTGAACCTGGTAGCGATTGCGGCAGGTGTGGCGGCGGTTATTGCAGCACTCGCAGCAGTTTCGGGATTTGCCACTGGTGGTGTTATCGGCGGTACTTCTACATCGGGTGACAAGAAGTTTGCCCGAGTGAACAGCGGCGAGATGATACTAAACAAGTTTCAGCAAGCCCGATTGTTTGGCATGATTGACGGCAAGTTTCAGCCGCCTACCTTTACGGAGCGGAGGTTACAGCCGGTAACGATGCAGAATATAACAAACGACATTGAACCGACAGCCACGGAGGTAAACATCAATATGAATGCCAACGCACGCAAGATACTTGACATGATTACAGATGTTAAGCGAGTGGCGAAAAAGAGCGGTAAGAACTATAATGTGTAACAAATAAAAATCAGTTAATATGTATATACACGGCAGTTTTCTAAGTCAGCAGGGCGATACGATAACGGTACACATCGTTACCGGGAACGATCGCACGCAGGCCATTGAAATAGGTACAGAAAAGGCAGATGTATATTTTAGCGAGGATCCGGCAGAAATCGAGAATGAGGTAAACGACACTTTCGATGTGCTTTTGAGAAATTCGGCTAAAATAAGATTGCTTTGCGGCAACCTGATTAAAGACCTTTTTAGTACCTCATGCCGTGATGCAGTCGTAAACATCTATAAAAACGATACGTGTATCTTTGCCGGGTTCATTGAGCCGCAAACTTTGTCGCAGCCGTACAACAACAGATGGGACGAACTGGAATTAAATTGCATTGATGCGCTTAGTGCTTTGCAGTATAGCAAGTATAAGAATGTGGGTGCATTGGGCGTTATCTATGCTTTCGTCAAGGCAGAGGAAGCGCAGCGTAGTTTTTATGATATTGCTACCGAGATATTGCAAGGTGTTACCAAGGAATTGGATATATTGGGCAACCAAAATATTAAATTCTGGTATGATGGCAGCAAGGCAGTTGATGCACAGACCGCCAACCGCTATCAGGTATTTAGGCAGCTTTCAATATCTGATTTGTTGTTTTTGGGTGACGATGAGAGCGACGTTTGGCAGCAAGATGAAGTGTTGGAGGAACTTTTGAAGTACCTTAACTTACATATCGTGCAGGACGGCTTTAACTTCTATATCTTTTCGTGGGAATCCGTCAAGGCGACACCTGATAAGATTATTTGGCATGACATCGTAGCCAACAGCACCAAGACAACGGCGCAGCAAGCCGTAACAATCGCTTTGGCTAACGTGGCCGATTGCGATACCACGATAAGTATAGGCGACGTATATAACCAACTTCTATTAACCGCCAAGGTGGAAGACATCGAAAGCGTGATAGAAAGCCCATTGGACGATGATTTGTTGGTTAGCCCATACATCAATAAGCAAAAATACCTAACTGAGTATTCGAGCGACGGAGAGGGTACGACCGCATATTATGCAATGAAAGCAATGGTGAATGATGAAAACACTACCTATGGTGGAGGTGCTATTACTGATTGGTTTGTGCAAGTATGGCAAAATAAGTATTGGACGTTCCCGATGAAAGGAAACACCGAGGTTGATTTAGTGGACTACTTTTGCAGCGACGGAACGAACCAACATAATTTGCCTATGTGGTTGGGGCAGGCACCGGGTGCAGCTATTATGAGTTTGGGTAGTGTTAAGATTAATACCGCTAACGACGATAATAGCCCGACATCTAAGGTAAACATGACTAACTATTTAGTTGTGTCGGTTAATGGTAATGGAAACAACAAGGAAGCAGAAACATACCCTAATGTTACCGACATACAGAAAAATATACCGTATGCGGTTTACATTGGTAATAAGGCAGGTGGCGTTTTTTCGCCGTCAGACAAAGACACTACTAACTATATAGTATTGTCCGGCAAACTTATTTTAAATCCAATAATGGCGACTACTGGTAATTTTTCCAGTATGCGTGAGAAGATGGGGGACAGACCGCCGTACCAAGGTAGCGGAGGTGGAGGCGGAACAACACCGCCACCAATGTATTTTTGGCACAAGACCGTACCAAGCCGCAACAACAAAGATGGGCGTTATTATACACGTCGTTACTGGAGAGCCGAAAGACCAAGCGAGGAAGTAACATGGAACGAAAGCGGCAATAACGGTTTTTATCCATATACAGGCGAAGGCCCGGAGGAGTACGAATTTAATTATAGCGCAGTTGGGGACGGCAGCGACAAGATAAGTAAGGTTGCAGTATTGGCGTGTATGCTGATTATCGGCGATAAATGCGTAGTGGAAAAGACGCCCGACAATGATCAAGGTGATACAGACGAGAACGGCAAACCTATTCCATACACGGATAAAGAGGAAGAAACCTACAAAAATTTTGTGTGGAAGCCATACAAGGAACGTGAGCAATGTAGTAGTGATGATGAATATTATCAGCAGTCGTTTACTATTGGCATAGACCCTAAGCGAGGTGACAAGATAATAGGACAGGAATTTGATTTGCAAAAGACTTTTTCCTATACAATTGGAATCGACGCAGAGGGAACGGGCATAGCTATTAAGAAGAAAGACAAGATAAGTGGGCAGGTTAGGTTTATGATATTAGGCCCTGTTAATGCTACATGGGACGTTATCACACGCCGCCACCCTACCTTTTTCAGGCATACAAAGTGGAGCAGCTCATCAGTACCGCTTTTAGCCCATGTTAGTAGCATCCTGATTAAGTCGTTTGAGGTTAAAGTTTATAGCGATAATGGACTAATCAGCAATGGCAATGATGATAACGATATTATCTATATGAGCGACACCAAAGAAACCTTTGTGAATAAAAAGGACGATTTGGAGTTTAAGATAAATTCGGCATTGACCGCCACGGAGTGCGCCCAGTTGGGAGTTAGCAATACGGTGAAGTTATCCACACCGTTGAATATATCAACCGGGGACGGAGTGTTAGAGGTGTACGACCGAAACGGCAACGTTAAGGCAAAGCCCGAACAAATCTACGTGGATAGTTATTATACTGAATACCATAAGCCACGTATCGTGATGGAACAGAAACTAAGGGACATTGATAATGTTGTTAGTCTGTTTAACCATTATCGCCACGAGGCTTTGGGCAAAGAATTTTTCGTGCAGGGCATCGGCAGAAACCTTATTGAGGGACGTGCCGACCTCACATTAAAGGAGATTGGCACATGATCGAAGTTAAGCAGATAGCAAAACCCAGGAACAGCGGCAGCGGTGGAGCATCCACCGGAGGCGGCAGCTATGGAAGTATCGGCAAAATGACCGAGGAAGCCAAGCACGCAGCCAAAGCCGACATAGCAACGCACGCAGAGCAAGCCGAGTACGCAAACCGTGCCGGATATGCGAGCCGTGCCGCCTATTCCGATTTAGCCGGAGACGTTGCAGAGGATAGCCCGATTAACGACCGCTTTTTGTCGAAGATTACCGCCGACATAGCAAAAGGGCACATTACTTTTCAGCAGGGCTTAACGGCTATCGGTTTGGCAATATTCAAGGACGGCGCACACTTTGGCGAGTTTGTCAAATCCCTGTATGCAGGTAAGGGCGCAGGTATTGACGCACAAGGTAACGCCGAGGTGGAAAGCCTAAGAGTGCGCAGCTACTTTGAGTGTCTGGAATTGATAGTAAACCGATTGTCTGCAATCGAGGGCGACCAACTTCTAACAGAAGCGGACACAATCGAAAGCGTGGACGATTTGGGCGATGGTTGTTTTGGTTTGCACCTGAGAAGCAAATGGGACGGATATTTTACCGCCCAAGCCGAAAACAATGTGCTTAAAGGTATCATCAATACTTTGGCGCAGGGAAGCGGCAAGTATTACACGGCATGGTTTAGAGTTAATAGCGTTAATACCGCTAACAACTACATAGAGGTGACGCAGTACCCGGACACCGAAGTACCAAGCGGCAAGAATTACCCACCATGCGAAATGATGAAGATTGCACGATGGGGAAACCAAACGGACACGAAACGGCAAGATTGTTTGTACCTGTCGAGTACAGAGGGGCGAATCGTCAAGCTAAAGGGAGTGACTAAGCCGATTTTGGATAACGCTAACTATGGTGCAGCTTTCGGCAGTTTGCCCGAATTTGTGTACGAGTTATTGGACGATAACGGCAACCCTTTGCCAATACGTGATGGTTTAGACTATATGTATATACCGGGTATCGTCACAATGGACGTTATCAGACTTAACAAGTGGACTGGTAAGCCATTGGTTACGTATGTGGATCGTGGGGCGTGGACGCAAAGCGGTAAGTACTATTGTGATGCTATCAACCCGGACACCAGGGAGTATGAGACATCAGACGTTTGGTTTAATGGCTGCAAGTACAGATGTTGCAAGAACCTCACAACGACCGCCCCGGCATGGAACAATACCGATTGGGCGATGATCGAGGGAAGCCCAGACTTTGCCGTAGATTTCCAAGAGCCTGAAAGTATCTTAGACCCGGACAAAATAGACCTCACGCTAACCATCGTGGCAACTCTGTATAATATGAATATCACAGACGATATTTTGGACGCAGACGTAATGTGGACGAGATACAGCGAGGACGCAGAGGGCAACGAGAGAACGGCGAGCGACAACGTTTGGAGTTTGCGCCACGCCAATACCGGAAAGTCTTTGCACCTCACAGCCGAGGACATGGATTTTAACGGCTATATGCCCAAAGTGATACGCTTTACGGCTACCGTTACTTTGCGTGATGGCATGGGCAACGAAGCGGCAACGGCGGCAGTCAGTTACGAGTATTAATTTAAACATAGCGCAGTTATGAAAACAAAAAGATTTGATTTCAACTTTAAGCCACTGCAAATTAATGTTAGCATGGTGGTTGAGGGCGGCGTTTCGGATAGTCAGAACTACGACGCAGACACCGACACATATACGCCCGACTATACCATAGACGCATCTAACTTAATAGTGCAGCCAAATATCAGTAGGCTTGATAAAGACGAGGTTTTAACGCCGGGCTTGATTAATCAAGACCTCACTAACGTAGTCTGGTATGAGGTGAACAAAGGAACGGCCGACACCGTGATAGATAGCACTAACCCAGACTTTGAGGTAATCAGCAAAGGCGCAAAGGCAGGACGTATTAGGATCAAGAAGAACGCCAAACCGCAGATACCTATGAATCTACGATTTGAAGCCGACTACAAAGACCCACGTACTAATCAGGTGTACCACATCATCAAGCCGCACCAAGTGCAGTGCAAGAACGCCACAGCATACACGCCACTTCTGGTATTGGATGCAGCCGCCCAAACTATCTACAACCCATTGAGCGACCCAGACACACAGACGGTACACGCATCATTGAGATTGGGCGTTAATGAGTGCCCGGAGAATAAGCGTTTGTTTGTTTGGGAGGTAATGCGAGAAGACGGAACATTTACCGCCGTAGGCAGCGACACCACGTTAGACTATGACGTAGTAGTGGCAGCAGACGGAAACAGTTGTACCGTTAATCGTAGTCTCATGGGTACAGAGCTTTATTTAAGATGCAGGGCGAAGTATAGCCCGGATGGAAACCCAAGCGGCGTAACACTATCGGACAACGCCCCTACTAAGTTAGTGGCATTTATTCGTAGAATCCCAAAATTTGAGTACGACATCGGCGAACTACCTACCAACCTACCAAGCGGTTTGTTAGAGATTGCGCCAACGGCGAAGATTTGGAATACTAACGGCATGATCGACAACCCGGAACGTGAGTTATTGCCGCTTTGGTATGTTGCAACAAATGCGCAGTCAGGAACGCTTAACTATTCGCTCATAGCACATGGAATGAAACCGACGCTTTCAACAGGAAAGGTTAGCCAGACGTTAGGCGGTGTTTATGGTTTGGACGTTAAGGACGTTGGCCCGGCATGTGCATGGGAAGATAGCGACGGCGCAGTATTCGTTGATGCAGACGATAATGTGATATTAATCAAATAACAATTTAATCAATATAAGATTATGGCAAGATACATTAAAGCAAATCCATTGGTTGCACGATACTTGCAACTGGAAAACGACCGTAACATGGTAAGTGATGGCAACTATCTGTTTTGGCAAAACGATATGTTGAAGTTTGGCCCACTAACCCAACTTAACGACATATTGGTTAAGATTGGAGGTATTGCACTTATGCCACATGAGGCGAGAAGCGAGCAGGACGGTACTATTTGCCGACCTTTGCCAATGGCAACCGATGCACGCTTTCAGCAGCCTATTAAGGCTAACGTTAATGATGCTATCGTAGGTGGCGACACTAACACCGAGCAGGGCGCAGATGGTGAGGGTGAGAACAGCGAGAGCACCGACAATGGCGGCAACAGCAACGAGGGCCAGGCCAACGAGGAAAATGCGGAGGGCGACCAACAGCCGGAAGCGTCAGAGAGTGAGCAAACAGAAAGTGAAACCAAAAAGTAAGGAACTATGAGCAAAGCGAGTACAACCCGAACGATTAAGTTTATTGCAAAGGCAGGAACTTATACGGCATTGATCATGTGCCCAGATGGTGACATCTACCAAGAATGGGAGGGCACGGAATCCGACGTTACTAAGGTGTTCCCAAACTTTGAACAGACAAAGCCGAAACTTAACTTTGTCTGTATGAGTAGCCGAGTAGCCGAGGGAGTGGCAACGCCTGATAGTATGCAGTACTTTTTCAATGGTACGAAAATCGAGTTTAACGGCGATACGTCAAGCGGCATTTTTGCAGGCTACTTTAAGAAGTTTGCACCAAGCGGCGACAACATCTACTATGGTTTGCAGATTGTTAAGAATTTGGTAGAAATCGCAGGTTTTGCCCCGGTAACTATCAAGATGGTGGCAGCTATCAGTTATGGCACACAAAGCGATAATATCCAAGCTACCTATACAATCCCAGTGCAGAAAGCAACAGGTACAAGTTATCGTGTTACCATCGTCGCAGGAGATAACAAGGGCTTTGTTATTACCGACAAGGGCGGCAGTTGCGTTTTAAAGGCAATGGCATACCAGAACTACGAGGAAATCACCAAAGATTTAACCTATGTGTGGGAGAAGATGGGAGCCAGTGGTTGGGAGGTAATCAACGGACAGACCGCCCAGACGCTTACAGTGTCAGGCAGCAGCATAGACACATACGGAGAGTACCGGGTAACAGTTAATCGTAGTGGCGTTGAAATCGGTAAGGACATACAGGGCGTTATGGACGCATCCGACCCCTACGACATCGACGCACGCCCGATACCGGAAGACGAGGCGATAAGCGAAGATGAAAGCGGCAACGGCAAAGTAACCTATACGCCGTGGATCGTCAAGCGTGGAACGAACACCCAAGCAGTCAAAGACGCTAAGTTTTTCTTTGTCGTGAAAGATGCAGCAGGTGTTTACCTGAATAGTGACAGCGAGCGAAAAACGGCGGTTGCAAGCTATGCCGTAACACGTGATATGTGTTTGCAAAATGGTGGAGACATCAGCGTAACGATAACATCAGAAAGTTAAGCCTATGGGTGTGTCAATAACAAGAATTGTTAAGTTTATACGCAAGGGAAAGGGCGTAATTGTCGCCCAATCCCGAAACGTATATAACTATACCTACAAGGAGTGGACGCAGTTCTACGGACTTAGCGGGCGGTCAGTCAATTGGGACGGAATCATAAATGTATCTGATTTTTCCGTAGGTGACACGATGGTTATTAATGGCACGGTATCAGACAAAAAAAGTATTACCATCAGTCTTTACGCTAAAGTAACGGCTATCGACACAAACCGGGCTATAATAACGGCTCAATCACTATACTACATTGCAAGTGGTGAGAATGGAAAAGACGGAAACGATGGCATAGACGCAATAACCATTGACATTACGCCGCCGATCATTTTACACAAAAAGACGGCCACCAATACCTCATACGCAGTTACCATTAAAGTATTTGAGGGTACAAAGCAACTGATAAGTAGTAACGGCAGTGGAAGCAGCTTTAAGTGTAACGTGGATACATCTAATTTCCCGACTGG